GTTGGTGAACCTTCTCTCATATCTAAAACAACCAAATATATATCACCTACTACCGCTTGAACTAATTTCCAAGTCTTTTTATCCCAATGTAATCCTCTTAATACACCTTTGTAAGAACGTGAAAATCTTCCATGTATTGAAAGTTCACTTTTATCATAATGTATGTGATTCATTACCGGATGCTGTTCCGAATGATATGTTGTCCATATTTCACCTCTATACTCTCTGAATACCGATGGTTGAAATACCGGAACATCAAATCCAAATTTTTTTGATGGAGAAACTTGAAACTCATCCCATTTATTGCTCATAACTTTAAATTAACTTACTTTTAGTATAATTATCTTTCATATATTTTTTAATGTTCATTATTGGTTCATTCACATCTTTAAAAGTAGAATACAAATTATCATCGTATAACTTTAAAAAATCTTGATATACCGAATGATGGTATTTTGTGGTATGATGTAATAAATCTCTTGCTAAAAGTGATTCATCGTCTCTACCATGCCATCCTCTACTACCTTCAATTACATAATAATTTGCTCCAATTTCACTTGCCAACCCTCTTATCGCCGAAGTGTTTTTATGCCAATTTAATTCAACTTGCTCATTAGTTAAAAGAGACTCTTTCATTAGATTACCAAATTTAGATTCCCAATTTTTATTATAGTTCGCGATAATATACCAGTGAGGTCTTCCATTTTCAATAAATTCATATCGAGGATACAATGGCGCATAATGGAATATATTTTTTATTTTAAGTTCTTTATAAAAAGCAAATAATAATCTAAAATGGGTATCCGTTCCTGTACCCCCTATTCCCAAATTCCAAAATTTACGACCTAATATTTTACTTAATTTATAAGACCATACATTTTCTAAATGATGACCTATTCCAAATGTATGAGAACACCCTAAATAAACATCACCTTCATCATATGAATTAAAATCATCCGGAGTTCTAAATCCAGCATTATTTAGTTTGTATTCTATTGGATTTAATTCGTAATATTGAATACTGGGTTTATCCAGTTCTGAAATAATATGCCTATCCCAAAATTCCTTTGAATCAGTTGGTATATATTCATAAGTTTCATTCGGTTTTAAATTTAAATCATCTAATTCACATCTGTATTTTAGAATTTTATTTGTTAAATATTCCATATTAAATCAATGATTTTTTGAGTTTTATATTAGCTTTTCCAAAGTGTTTAATTGATTCAAATAATGTTTTAAGCTCACTATCTACAATTTTTAAATCAATCATAGATTTTTTAACAGCAATCCATATTATAATACCCTCCATAGCACCAGGTAAATCGTAAGCCAATTTTTGATAAGGTCTAGTTTGCCTATCAATCTTTTCCCACCATTGAATAAAACTACGTTTTTTATCATTATCTTTTATATGCAAAACAAATTTACCTTCATGTATCAATTCTAAAGCATCATCGGTTACGGTAGTAAGAATAGATAAATAATCTTTCATATATTCCAACGATCCATATACATCTCTCAATTCATCCAATCCAACTATTTTCGATGCATGAAATCCTTCATCTATATGATTCAGTATAAAAAAATCCGCATCACTTTTGATAAATGTATCTGTATCTAAAAAAAATAGTGTATCAAATTCAGTCAAAGCCTCCCCAATAACAATTCTTTTTAAATTGTAATTAAATGATTCCGATAATTTTATAACCCTATAAACACCTTCGATAATTTTTGAAGGAGAATCAGTTCCGACTATTATTTTAAAATCCTTATCTAAATCCAATATAGATTTTGCAACTATATTAAATTCATTAATATGTTCATCGCCGTATGCAAGAAAGCAAAAACAAAACATTATATAATCTTATTTAAAGTATTTTGTATTCTAACCTTTTTAGTTTGAGATAATATAAATTCATTATAATATGAATCTATTAAGTTTATTTCCAAATAATTAAATATTTTTTCTATCTCACCCTTTTTATAGGATTCGAATATATCTTCATAATAAAAAATGGGTTGTTCACATTTGATTGATATACTAGATAGTAATTTAGCGGATGCCGTATATCTATCTACCATATTTTGAATATATAAAGAATCTATTTCTGCTATATTGTATTTTTTTGGAGTATGCCAATCTATGCCGTATTTTCTAAACATAGTTTCATTAAAAGCAAAACTTTCAGATTGTGCTAATTTATCAATTCTATCCAATAAAATTATTTTATCGAAAAATGATATACACCAATCGAAATATGAATTCGAACTATTAAAAGATTTTAAAGGATACTCATTATTTTCAACTAATAGTAATGTTTTTACTAATAGATTATTACAATTTTGCAATGGTATAATAGTTTGAAAATCGAATCCTTTGTTTTTATACAATTGATAAAAGTTTGGATTAAATGGTTCTATAAAAAGGGAATAATCCGGATTTAAATGTGCATTTATTAATTTAGTTAAAGAGGTAGAACCACTTCTAGGAGTAGCCAAAACTAAAATTTTCATAAAATTGATTTTTCTTGCATTCTAAATTTATGCAAAAACATAGCAATCGCCCATCTTTCACCACTTGTTATGGGAGTAACTTGATGAGGTGTCTGTGATTGATATATGCATACATTACCAATTTTTTTATCTATATAAATAGGATTATCGTTTTCATCAAAAATGAGATAATCCCCTCCCGTAAAATTTTCGTTAAGAACAATACCTACATTCCATTCTTTTAAAGGTGATCCAGTATCTATGTGCTTACCAAATTCATCACCTATGGTATAATGATGTAAATTTAATTTTGTAGGTCGGGTATGGATTTTTAATTTAGTTTCATTTTCAAAAAAATCACACATTCTATTTATAATCCAATTTATATCATCTATAAATTCTAGTGCATAAAATTTATATTTGAAATTATCGAATATATCCCATCTACCATTATCACCCAACAGGGGATACTTATATGTTAAGCCAATAATATATTCACATTCCTCTTGTGAAAATAAGATTGATTGATATAACATATTTAACTTAGATGTCTATCTTTAATTTTATTAACTACCGTTTGAATAGCAGCATTTACTTTTACTTTAGTATCATTAGATAAAGCTGCAATACTTGGTTTAATCGTTTGAATCGGTCTATTAATTCTTATATCTGACATAATTAAATTATTTTAAAGTTTAGGGGGGCTACCACCACCGCCACAACCCGAACAGGCGTTGTCATAACAATAGTTTCCACAATAACTCCAAGGACACCAACAAGCGTTGTGCATTACTGAAAAAACATCATCTCCGATATCAACCAAAAAAAGGTCGGATGGCTCGAAATCCAATCCGTAAACCATCATTTGAGCGTGTTCCATTTCTAAATTAGTTATTTCTAATGTCGATAATTGTTGTGTATTAGAATCGGTTACAACTAATTTATCACCAATATACATTTGGTTTAGTTTTTCAAATCTTGTTGATGTTGAGCCGGATTCTTCAATATAGTATGTACACGATGGAGAATCTACCCAACTTTTACCATCAGCTGTCGTTACCCTTATATAAATTGTATCTATTGATGAAGAAATAATTCCTTGTAAAGATGATGATGTTTGAAGTAAGGTTTCATTGGATTTTGATAAACTACCACTCCATCCAAATACATTTAATTTACCTTCTTCAAAATTAGCAGCGTGATTATCGTTATAATCCACAAAATCTATTGAACGAATATAATCTCCGATTTGTAAATCACTTGCATTAATAATTGAACCCGTATAATTAATAATTTTAGAGTCCATATCGGTGTGATAACTTTCAATTTTTTGATTCACACCAACTTCTTTTGTGATGTATTTCTGTCTACTCTTTTGAATTAATTTTCTATCAGCAGTAAATTCATTAGCTATAAAATCAATTGGTATTACAGTGGATTGCTTATATCCACCCATACTGATTACTTCCAAATTACTACCATATATAACATCAATGCTTCTTATTATAGAATATTTATTATCCACTAAATTATCAGTTGAATATAAAAATTCTTGTATAAGGTATTCCGAAGTATTCGATGATTTTAATGAATCTAATTGAGATTGTGATTCTAATGAATATATTGATGGATATAATGCAGTATCATAGCTAGGAGCCTGTGCTTTTACTATAACATTTGGTGTTCCATTGGTTTGAAAACTAACATTATTTAATGTATCCATACTAACTTCAGATGAACTAAAATAAGTTTTTGGTATATATTGGCTACTGCTCATCAGTTCACAGAATCCAAATTTATCAGCACAATACGAGTCATCAATCAATGCTGTCGTATCATACGATTGTCTTAATATAAATTTAGTAGGAGAATCTTCTATATATGGTACCGTAACAGAATTAAAAGGAACGATGTATTCATTAAAAGAAATGTTATTTTCATTACATTTTTGAACTAATTTTTCCTTAAATCGATATCTTTCATTAGATGGTGAATGGGAATCTCTTTCAGTATATATAAAATGAAATTCTGATATGTTATTCTGAACTAACATATCAAATAACCCATCATATTCCAATAGTTCAGCTCCAGGATTATAAATGGTTGTATTTGTATTTATCTCTAAAATTTTTACATCATTATTGTATTCCAATAAATCTGAACCCAATATTATTGCTTTCATTTGTTACAATTATCTTTTTTCAACTATAAATATATATAAACTTAAATTATTGATTTTTCACGCTTATACTCTATCTTTTCAATAAACCCATTATCACACTCTTCCCATTTTAGGAGTGGACAGCTATTATAAATTTTAGTAAATATTTTTTTATTAAGGGGGCAGCCACACCCTTTACAATATTCAGACCACTTTTGATTTTTTATGACGGATTTTTTTAATTCACAGTTTGAACAAATATAATACCTTCTTTCTGCTAATTTTTTCTCATCATCAGATGGGTTTCTGGCAGTTATCCATGCATTAAAAATTTCTTTATAATCGTATTTAATACCATTTATTTTCATAATAATTAACTATAATAAAGAATTTGTTTTTAGGGGTTTTGCAACAAAATTTAAATTAAGTATATATCTACTACCTTTAGTTGGATAATTTGCGTGATGTGCATATCTCCCATCAAAAACTAAACATCTTCCCATTTTTGGAGAAATTTTAGTCAATAGTTCAAAAGAATCTAAATTTACATTATCAAAATTTTCCATATACGTCTCTGCGTTATCTCCAAATTTATTACGATAAATACACGTATCACCATCTGTATCATTAATATAATATACTGCAGCAATATGTTCTGCTATTCTATCATAGTGTAATAAATCAATTGGGTTATACTCATAATTTAACGGAGATGTATGGTTAATTTTCCATCTGTAAGTGGTTACAAATTCTAATCCTATTTTCTTGGATATAATACGTTGTATATTCTTAATTAACTCATCTATTTGTTCGTTCTTACAGTCGATTTGAGGATGAACTTTTGCAGGAAATTTATGTGTATTTTTTTTACCACCGTAATTTCCTGTTATATTCTCTGTTTCATTCCATTTAATCTCACTATTGTTCGCATAGTTATATAAGATTTTTTGCTCATCTACTGATAGCAAATCGTCAAAAACTTCATATATTTTGTCGGAATAAAGCATTTTATATTAAGGTTTTAGTTGTTTTATGTAAATCATAGTAATCATAAATACTATTATATTTGGCAACAAAATTGTCATCTAATGTTAAATTACATTCCATATGTTTACTTGAATTTACGGAGTGTAGTTTAAATGGTTTACCCAATTTATCCGATACCCATCTATCTAATTCATTTAATTTATTAAATTCAAACCATATTATGTTTGGGTTATGATTTGTCCAAAAAGAAATTGGTGTTAATAGGATATCAATAACATTAACAGCATATCCGTTAGTATTTGATTTAAAAAACTCTTCGTCGGATTTGTTGAATTTGGAGGTTACTGAAATATCTATTCTTTCATCAATTATTTTCGAATCGATTAAAAAATCACATATAACATCCCATCGTTTTTTTTTATTTATTATGTCGTCTTTGGTGAAAAAAAATAATTCATCTAACGTCATTTTAGAGAAAACATCATAAATTCGTTCAAACCCCATACGTTGTAAGTCAAACAAAACGTGTTTATATAGTGAATAGAATCTTTCGTGTCTTTCTCTATTAACCGCTATCACAGGAACATCAATACCAAATTTAGATTGTAAATCTGAAATGGTTTCATGTCCATGAAATATATGATTCATTAAATCTTCTTTTTCAATTGAATTAAAATCAATATGTTCGTTTGATACTTCCCATTCACCATTATTAGTTTTTACGCCAATATTATTTATAATACAAGAATAGTGAAACGAAGTAGATGCACATCTCGGTAAACTTAAATATATAAACTTATTATCTACTAGCATTATAATAGTGATTTGGTAACATTTTTAGAGGGCCAAACATTTAAGGAATACCTATTTCTATTTTCTATCTTTTTAACAGAGTGACTTATATTAGAATCAAATATAAAAACGCTACCTATTTTCTTATTAATCGTATAAATGTTATTATCTATATTATATTGTATTTCACCTCCATCATAATCATCATTTAGTTGAATTATAAATGTAATCGTAGCTCCATTTAGTATTTCATGATTGTCAGAATGCCAATCTAAAAAATCTCCTACACCATATTTGTTAAAAGAGTATTTTTTAATATAGTTGTATTCTATTCCTTTAAATGGATTTAAATTATTTGATAAATTAATAATTTTATTTGTCAGGCTTTTTACAATAGGTAAATCAAGTTGTTCATTGAGAAAATAACACCCTAATCTTTTATTACCTGCATATTCCAGGTTTTCACCAATCAGTTCACCATTGACAAATCTTGAGGATTTCATTTGAATAAGTCCGACAGAATTACCTAAATCAATTAATGATTGACAATCTTCTTTGGTTAAAAAATCTTCTATGTATTTTGTGAACATTATATTAATGATTTTTCTTTTTTGATATATTCAAACCCAACATTCCCCGCTAATACTATTCTATCAATAGTTGAATTAGGAGCGTTGTTTGGAGAATGAGGCATATCTGCTTCCATTATGATTAAATCATCCTCTTCAGGTCTAATCCAATACTCTTGACCATCTTTACCTTTAAAATATAATACACCATCTTCTCCATTCATTACATCTGGCATTTGAATATAATAAACATAGGTATAGGATGGTGGAAATGATTTTGTTTTTTTATTGATTTCAGTATGAATATGAAACTTTTGATTATCATCGTAAAAGTTTGGTTGAATTGGATCTATAGATCTAACTACGTTTACCCAAGCATCAATATTAATTTTATTAAAAGGTAAGTTATTTGTAGTGTAAAGTTCTTTACATAAATCTATGCCGTTTTGAATAACTTCATCTAATTTACTTTTAATCTCAATTTTACCTATAAAATTTAAATTATTATTCCATTCCTTTTTATATCCAAATCCATCAGTTTTGACACCAGGTTGAGAGTCAATAACTGAATAGGCTTCTTTTAGAAATAATGATTTATCGGTTAATTTATTTAGTTTTGTTTTCCAAATAAAAGTGGTATCATTAAAATATAACTTTTCCATTAAATTAATTCTTTTTTTAATACTTTTTTATTTTTTCTAAAAATAGCTTGATAATTGTGTGTAAAGAATGTCAACATATTTTGTGGAGTTTCTACTAAATCAAAGGATTTCAATAAATCTATATCGTTTTTGATAATAATGTTGTTATCTTCATCTAGTATTTGTTTCAATTTTTTTGGAATTGGTTTATTATATGCATCAATCCAAAATTTGTTATCCAATCTTTCCGCTAAATAGTGGTATCTAATAAACATCATATTTTGCTCATTAATTTCTTCACACCATTTATTGAACTCATCTTTATAATTTTCATCAAAGTTTTTATCAACCAATCTTTTAAGTTGCATAATAGTCGACATCAACGATGTTGCTTCTAATGGTTCTATAAACCCATATGATAATCCTATTGATATAGAGTTACCAATCCAACTTCTTTTATATCTACCTGGATTATAACTAAACACTTTTTGAATTTCTATTTCATGCCCTAAATAGTCTTCAACTTCTTTTTTCGCATCTTCTACTGTTATATAATCTTTATTAAAAGAATAGCCACATCCCCATCTGTGTTGTAGTTCAATTTGCCACATCCACCCACAACTCATAGCAACCATATTTGTATATGTCTTATCTTTAATTGTAAGTTTTTTATTTTGAGGTAGGAAAAATGCAATGCTACTATTAATCATTAAATATTTTGAATAATCAACCCATTCCTCATTAAATAGATTTCCAACTAATCTATTAAATCCACTACAGTCAAAAACAAAATCAGAACTAATTATTCTATCATCTACTAATTTGAAACTTTTAATAAACTCACCTGTATTATTAATTGTTTCTATTTCCCCATCAATCCAATTAACACCCCTATCTATTGCTATTTGTTTAAAGTAATCTGCAACTTTTCTTGCATCAAAATGATAACCAAATGATTTTGTAAAAACAGTTGGCTCTTCACCTGTAAATAAATGTTTTGCTGTGCTACCATCTCCAAGCCAATTTATTAAGTTTAGCCCACGCTTATTTGTAGCACCTGTTTTTTCATAAAAATCTTTTTGATTTATACCTAATAATGATAAAATTCTACCGAAGTTTGGTGTGCTTCCTTCGCCCGCTCCTAGTATTCCTATTTTGGAACTTTCTACCAATGTTACATTTGTATTTTCCCAAAATTTATTTACTATTAGAGCAGTAAGCCATCCAGCAGTCCCACCTCCGATTATGATTATTTTTTTCATTATAATAATGTTTTCTTATAATTTTTTTGTGTTTCTAATTCCAACCAATTAACAATTGAATACCTAACTCCATTTTTAATTTCTTTAATTCTATGTTTAGTTAAAGATGAAAATGCAAATAAATTACCTATTCCTTTTTTTAACGAATATACCTTACCATCAATTTCTAACTCTAATTCACCTCCTTCATATTCATCGTTAAGTTGAATTACAATTGTTAAAATTCGTTGATTATATACATCATCTGAAGAATCGGTGTGCCAATTAAAATAATCTCCATTTTGGTATTTAGTAAATTGATAGTTTGAAATTTTGAAATTGTATCCTTTTATACCAAAGTATTCTTTTAGCTTTTTAATAATTCTATCATTAAGTTCTTCCAAATCGATTCCCGCAACTTTAGATTTTCTTTTACTAACATCAATAACATTATTCATTAATTTACTATCATACACTTCCGCTATTTTTAAAACCGATTCATTTACACACTTATTAAGTATCTGATTACATTCTTCTTTAGAGAATACATTTTCGAAAACTTTAAATTTACCAATCATATTAAAGAAAATTTTGATTGTTTTTTTGAAAACCAAACAATTAATACCTCTCGATTTCCTTTTGTAATCGGCTTTACTTCATGAAAATCATTACCACCAAAGAAACTTACATATTCACCGTTTGTATTTAATTGTATCTTTTTATCATTTACATACATATCCCCTCCCTCAAATTCATCTGATAAAATTATACTTACCGTTTTATGTGTTGCATATCTATCTTTATGTTTTTTCGCAAAATCACCTACACCATAGATGTGTTTATGTATCATATACAAATACTCAATGGGTTCTTCTAATTTCTCACATAAAAAGTTGTTAAGATTTTTGTTTTTTAATGAATATATTATAGAATTTTCGGTAATAAGAGCCACATCATCCCCTTTTTCTCCAATATATGTGGAATAAAGTTGAGAATGTGCAGATTTTACGAACTTAATTTCATCATCATTCATCAATGGAGTTATTTCCAATTGAGATTTTAAATACAAAAAATCATCTAACAATAATTTCATATTATTTTATTTGTTTTAGATTGAAAGGCCACTAAATCATCTTTTATATCTAAAAAGGTATGCATTTTTTTATAAAATTCATAGCAACCTTTCCAACCAGGATGCCAATCCATAGGATCACCTCCTTCATCTGCAATCGAAGTAACCTGAATCAACTCAACAAAATCAGAAGTCATCTTATGAAAATCTTCATTCCAGGTCACAAATACCGGAGAAAAATCATTATACAACTCTTTAAGTTTTTTTAAAAATAGTATTTCATTATTTCTTTCACCATTTAACCAATGTGATGTTTCGGATAATCTAACTTCTAATAATTTTTTTGCAAATTGTTTATCTTTATACCATTCCCAATTAAAATATTTTATATGATGATGTGTTTCTCTTTCCCCAAAAAATCTTCTTGGAAATCTACCTGGTGCACTAAATACAATCACTAATCTATCACCATATTCGTATTTTGGAATTAAACCTGTTTGATAAAGAATAGAATGATTATCCGCGCCAAATTTTCCTAACTTAATAACATTGTAGTGATTGGATAAATAATTAGTCCAATGAGTTTCAGGCATATCCCAATCTACAAAACTATCACCGCAAATGTAAATGCTAGGTTTCATATTAATTATCCTTTTTAAGGCCAAACTTTATCCACTTATACCAAACTCTTTCGTGAAGATAATACTGAATAGGTTTATAGATTAATTCTGCTACACCAAATGCTGCACCAACTTTAATTGAGCCACTTACCCACCACATAATACCAAACCCTATTAGAGTTGAAACTATTCGATATGATATAGTTTTAGCTATGTGCCTCTTTCTCTCTACTATCATCGTTATCTATATTATAAACAATTACATCACCGTTAGAATCGATGTATTTTTTTCTAATCGCAGTTCCGCTTATGGCTTCGATTTCTTTCGGAGGAGTATGATATATTACCTCATATCCAACTGCTCTACCATAGTTTACCGATTCGATATCTGGTATCACACTTATGTATATTTTCTTTGAGTTTTCTACAAAAAAAGGTTCTTTACACAAATCCATTAAAACCTGATGAGCAGACTTAGGATTGTTCTCATCTTTCGGAACATCTCTAATTGCTACCCAAACATCTTTCCCTTTATCCAATTGTTGGCGGATTAACCATTCGTGTCCGGCGTGCCAAGTCTGCCACCTTCCAATAAACATTGCATATTTTTTCATATTAGTGATTTTAATCTTTGAAATGTTGTAAACTCATCCTCATCTGTCGTATCTACATCTATAAAGTTTTTCAACGGCGGTTCGTAGTTAGAAACGTGAAACGATTCTCTACCCCTTATATCGGTAGTATGAACATATAATTCTTTTATATTCTCACCCATTTCGGTTTTAAATGCTTCTCTTTGGTCTCTATAAGGAGAAACTAATGAGACAATTGCCACATTACCTTTGTGGTGAAAAAACTTAGCCATTCGTTGAGCAAGTTCTATGTTCTTTCTCCTTCCTGCTTCGGAGTAATCTTTATTATCAAATATGGCCCTTATATCATCTCCATCGATTACCATACCCCTCTCCCTAAAATGAGCTTGAAACCAATTTGCTAATGTAGTTTTCCCCGCACCTGGCTGACCCGTAAACCAATATATCATATAAACATAAATTTTAAAAGCTGTTTATTATTATCTCTTATGAACGCATTCCACTTATCCATATTATTAAAATATTCATCTAAATGATTTTTCTGCACATTATGATACCA